CTTCAAATGCCATGACTGTGACATTTGGATCACCTGTGTCTGTAGGAAGGAAATACTCAGCGTGAAGCGCACCGCCTAGTTCAGGGTTACCTCTTGCAGAGACACCGGTGACTGAAACGTCTACATCGCTTGTTGTGGTAACAGATCCAACACTGCCAGTTGCAGATACGCCAGTAACAGAAACGTCTGCCTCGCCATCTACAGTGGCAGTGCCAACACTTGCTGTGCCTGAAACTCCAGTAACAGAAAGTTCAAGTGAACTTGTTGCAGTCACAGAACCGACACTACCTGTCGCAGATACGCCAGATTGTGTGGTTAAGACTCCATTGATTCCACCGGTTGCGGATACACCGGTCGCAGAAACATTAGCTGAACTTGTTGTAGTTACCGAGCCAACACTTGCTGTTGCCCCAGTATTGATACCCGCGACTTGGCCCCAAGCGGACTCGTTCCATCCGCCTGCTCCCCAACCTTCGAAGACAGCCTTTTCTTCAACAGACTGCCAGCCACCCTGACCCCAACCGCCTTCGCCCCAACCATTAGACACTTTAGGATCTCCTTGGTGTCTTAATTAGGCAATTCGAATTATTGCGTTACTCGCATTAGCTGTTGGAAAAACAACCGTAAAGTCACCAGCACTTGCCGCTTTGTCTCCGCCGAAATCTAAAACAGCAACCGATGTGTCGCCAGTCGTATCTTCGTTAAAGATTAAGCCACCGCGCACACCGCTGATAGTGACTGTTGAAAACACAGCATCGTTAAAATCACAAACAGCCGTTGTTGAATCTAGAACCGGATTAACTGAAGTCAGCGTAACACCTTTAGCACTATAGCCTGTTCCGCTAATCTCGTTACTCGTTGTATACGCTGTGGTCGCCGCTGTAAAACTGGCGCTGTTGTCATACAGAGCTAGCTTAAAGGTGCTTCCACCACTCGCTAAAAAATTATGTTTTGCCTCAAGCACTTCTTTTTTAAAAGAACTGCATAGAAAGTTTCCAGAAAAAGCCATTATAGCCTCCTTATATATTCAGCTAGTTTATCGTGTCCTGCATCCCTAATCGCATTGTACACGGTAGTTCGATCTGAACGGATCGCCTGTTTCATGTATAAAGCAATTATCTTTTCGAGGCTACCTCTGAAAGCTCTCGCCTGATCACGAACTTCTGGTGTCGAATTATCTGACACGCTTAGAATTTTATTGACACAGAGCTGAGACAATTCCTCTGGTGTATGACCACGATTATTTGTCGTTAACACAGACACTTCAGGTGCCGGTCCAAAATCTAAACTCATACCGTTTATCATTGTGCTATTACCCTTGATTCTCCGTTTCGATAACTGTCAGATCTATTATAACCTTTGCCAAGGTTGTATAGATTCGATAGTGCTTCTTCGTATCTTTTGGTGTAAAGATTCAGTAGATCAGCCTCTCCCTTCATGAACGAATATGCTTCGAGCAATGTTCCATAAAGCAGGACTGTTTCAGCGTTGTCACCTAGCCAGCTTGTAGAGCTAGTGACAATCGAAGGAGGATCGTAATAGTAGTGTAGTTGCACCGTATAGGTTGTGTCCGGTGTCGGAGCGACGATAAACGTATCATCATCGAATATTGCGTAGTAAACAGGAAGCCCTGTAGTCGATGTCTGGGGATATGCTTCTCTCAAGAAGTTGACATCTTTCGGGAGCAGGAACTGATATTTACTAGACCCATCCACTACGGCTAACGAAAACACTGCTAGGAAATCGTTAGGCGTATTAACGAATCTATTGCTGGCAGTTGTGGTGCCGGTTACATTTTTTCGTAAGTCGGGAATTAACACTGACCGGTTAATTCTTTCTTCTGCCTGACGAACAAAGGTAGGGATCTGTGAAACAAAAGTTGTTTCATCATTCTCCGTGTAATCCTGTATCGCTTGGGTCAGCTCTGTGTAGTTCATACTAGTCCTGATACAAATTATCAAAAGTAATTGCAGGGTCGGTATAACTAGAGTGACCTTCTGCCGAATGCAGATACTGGCTAGGTGCGAAGTCAGGCGCCCCTTCTCCAGTTCTCCATAGCGCAGGAGACGTTGCTCTAACCCTGTTATTAGGCAACGCTATGATATTACCCTCCCACGGACCTTCTGTTAAGTACATCACATGGGATTGTTTGTGCTGGTCAGCGGAGTCCGCTATTTCATTTTCTGTGTAGTCCACCGTAAACATATACCTCGACTGATAAAACTCTCCATCGATCTTAGCAATCCACGGACTAGAACTCACTCGATCCATGACAATCACCGAGTGATGCCGAGACTCACAGTCCCAAGGCTGGCACAAGTGATCTTCCATTCTCTCTGGCCACTCTTCTAGTGGAATGTCTGCAACTAAAGCCTCTATTGGCATTCTTGCCCACATAGCACCACCGTGAATATTTTCTTCGATCCCTGATTCGGGATCATCTATTTCACAGCCTGTAAAAACTACCTGAAATGTCAAAGACCGGTCCGGGATAGTGTTCACAGCAAAGGCCAGAGCATGGAGGTATTGTCCATGATACTGCTGATGATTACAGGTAAACTCTCTGCGTACCCAGCATTTAAATGATGGGCAGTTAGATATCAGATAGGACATTAACCGCTCCGACTGTATCTTCCGCCTTTAGTTGCCGCGCCCATACCACGGGACATACCGCCTCTAGCCATGCCCTTGGTCTTTTTCATTTTACCGCCAGCCTGATAGCCTTTTGTTTTCTTCATAGCGCCACCCATTTGTTTTTTAGTAGCGCCGCCTTTGGCCATGCCCTTGGTCTTTTTCATCATGCCGCCCATTTGTTTTTTAGCCGCACCACCTTTAGCCATGCCTTTGGTTTTTTTCATAGTCATAGCGCCGCCAACTTTCTTCTTAGTAGCTCCGCCTTTTGACATACCTTTGGCCTTTTTCATTGGGCCACCTTTCTGCATCTTACCCTTGCCATCAATAGTGAAAGCAGGGACCATCTTGCCCGTTTTAGGGTCTTTCTTCATGGGCATCTTAGCCATTACGCTTACTCCTTTGTTAAGTTGTTCTAACTGTCACAGTGCCAACTGATGCACTGAGTCCTGAAGGCGCACCTTGCGGGTCAAGTGTATCTTCATTCAGGTTTGGGAACGAAACTCTGACAGGGTCAGATATTCGATCTGGCCTTGGGTTTAGAAGTGATTGGGGGTCACTAGTTTGTATGCGCCCAAGAAAATTTTGTGGATGATCTGGATCAGCCACATCTTTGCCCACCCTAAATCCAGTGGGTATACCGTTACGTATTTCCACCACTAAATCATGCAGTGAATAACGGAATCCTGTTCGGTCACAAAAACCGAATGCTTTGCTAGCTTTGGCGTATTTCATCCACCCGCTCCATAAAACGTATTAAACGGAACGAAAGATATCGTCGATGTATCTCGATCTTCTCCAGCCGCTAACTCGAACTGAAACTCATATTCTTGCTTCAATGCTGATACACGATCATTGACCTCTGGTCTTTTCATCGCGATGTAATATGCCAAGCCTGCTACCAAACAAGGAACAAATCTTGGCGGCATATCTGCCGTGCCTGTAACGCCTTCGTCAATGCTTTCTATGCCACGCAATCTAAAAAACGCAAGCGTATAGGTGTCCGCAGAATCTGGTACGGGCCACAGTGTTGCTGTCGTTGAAGTTGCCAGCCTTTGTATAAACGCCTGTGTTGGTCTCCCTTGTGTATTTTTATTTGTCTGCTGGGAGTAGGTCGAAACACTAATCCGCTCTACATTCGTGTCAGTTTGATTGACACCAGAGCCTGTCCTCAAACTCAATTCGATAACATCAATAGTATCTGCGGGCAACGTATAGGTTGCTGTTCCAGCACTCAGAGCTTGTGTCCCTGCCTCGATAGTCCATAGATTCAGCCCCCTGTTTTGCCACTCCAGCGTAATTAGATTCAAAGAGCGCCTAGCCTGCTTCAGGTCATAACCTGAACGCATCTCTAAACCTGCTCTTTCAAACGCTTCTTCGAATATCTCTGGTAAAGCTGGAGTAACTACTGCCATTTATATCACCTATACTTTGCCGTCTTCTTAGCAATTTTTTTAGGTTGCTTGGAAAACTGCTTGCCTGCCTTAGTCGCCTTGCGCTTTGCCCTTGTTGTCGCCGCATATTCTTTTGACGACATTGCTTTGATAGCTTTTTCTGGAAGATACCTTTCACCTGTCGCTTTCTTTCCTTGCGTAGATGGCTTGCCAGATTTGGTTCTCCATTTCTGCGCGGTCCAGTTCTTTAGCGACTGTTGTGATTTTTTTAAAGCCATTAGTTTTTGTAGCCCCCGCCTGCTTTCTTATAAGCGGAAGCAAGCATTTGTGCTTTACGTGCAGACCACTGACCGGGTCGGCCCCCTTTCCCGCCAGCTTTGATTCTATTGAAGAGACGTTTACGCATCGCAGGCTTTGTGTAATTACCTGCCTCATTAACTCTGCTTTTTGATTTTTTCTTAACCTTTCCCCCGCTCTTCATGCCTACGGGGCCATCATCTATATTTTTAGCGGACCGGATAATCTCTAAATCTTTTGCATCATCACCTGTGCTTTGAAATCTAGACATCGCTACCCTCTCTTTTTTTTGTGTAGTGCCTGTGAGCTGTTTACCTATATTAGCTCGACTGATCACGACTTAAGCTCTCTATTAACGCTTCCGCTGTCTCCATCGGAGTCTGATCGAAACTGATAGAAGACAAACCTAATCCTGCACCTAAAGGGGTTCCAAGTAAACCGGATAGTTCTTGTCTTTGTTCTGCGGTCAACTCTGATATCGGTGCCAAGTATGTGGGGCTGTATATGCCTTCTGGTGCGTCATCAGGCTGAGGCGACAAACTGAAAGCCCCAAAGTCTCTCATGAAGTCAAACGCAGGCTGTCCTACTGCTGGGAGAGATTCTGTTCCGTCTGCCGCACCTGTTCCCGTCTCTGTCTCTGTACCGTCTACAATCGACCTGATGATTGAATCGAAGTCGTAAGGAGTAATTACTTCGGGCGCAATCTCTACAGGTTCCGCAGGAATATCTTCGTTCTCTGAGGGACTTGGCCGCGCAAGTTCTTGCTGTCTTTCGTACTCTTCATAATAAGGATTTAATTCTGTGTTGAAAAAATTATCGCTTGATGGAGTTATGGCACCTGTATCTTTGTCTACTGACCCTATAATTTCTTGAGTTGGGCCTGTGCTATATATCGCAAAGTCGCCCCCCTCTAACCGTTCTTTAGTCAAAGCATCTGCTTTGAATAATTGATTCAAGACGTCGTCAACAAATGTAAAGGGTATGTCTAATAGATCGCCCTGCTCCTCTGCACCTTTGTCAAGATCTTCTTGAGCCTTCAGCCTTGCATCAACCAGACTGACTCCGGGTTCAGCGCCGTATAAATCTAGATAATCTTCGTCGCCGTATAGCGGTACATCTGGATCACTAAAGGTTGGTGATTCAGCTTGTCGTGCAGATACCGGTAGACCAGTATCTTCATCAACTATTCTAGTCACCGGATCTGGATCAAGCGGTGGGTCTGGGACTTCGACTATTATATCCGCAACATCCCCATCTCTTGCTCTTCGAGCATCGAGGGCGTTTTGCATATCTTCTACAGTGGCGTCTTCAGGCAAACCAAGTTCTAATCTTGCCTGAGCAAGTTGTTCATCACGGCTACTGGTTTCTAACGCAGGGTCATCGAAAATCTCTGGGTAGTCGTAAGTATCCTCTAGACGATCTTCGAAATCTGCTTGCTCATCTAAATCGAATAAACGGGGATCGAGATCATCGACTGGATCTGGGCTAGGATCAGGAGCATCAGCGGCGGCGGCTCTTCCTTGAGAGGCTTCTCGCACTGCTTGTTCTACCCTTTGAGCGAGATCACCATTTACGGCTTTTGATTCCCTGTAATTTTTTTGTGCTTCGGCATCCTTAAAGGTTACACGAGCGCCAAATCTTGAGTCATAATTAATGCTAGATATACCCAGCTCTTTGAACTTTTCTGTTGTTCTTTCCAAATCCTGCAAAGCATCTGCGCTTTTTTGCTCTTGGGTTTTAGCACTTGCCTCAAGATCCAAATCTTGAGCGGCTACTGCGGCGGCGGCGGCGGCTCTTTCTTGCTGTTCTTTTTGTTGGTCTGTTAGTGGCTCAGTGCTTGCCACTAAATCAGAGACAGGGATCTCACCTACGCTGGTCTGTATGGTTTCTCGATTAGCTGGATTCTTGAGAAGGTCTTCTGTTATGTTCTGTATTCGTTCTATACTGAATGGCTCTAGGTTTCTTTCTACTGTGGCTCGCTCTCCTATGCTTGTAAGAAGATCTTCTACTTGCTGTTGCGGGTCTCCACTGCTAGGCAACTGATCTGCAAATATACTGTTTTGAAAGGCAACGATTAAATCGTCTATTGCTCGACTTCTTTCTGTCTCTGCAACAACAGCATCCACCCCCTCAGTTACTTCATCTGGGACAAAATCTGGCTCTTGCGGGACCAAATCTGGTCTGTCAAAAACACTCGAATAGTCTCCTTTACGACGGAGATCTCTCAGCTCATTTTCCAGCTCTGAGTCTGTCACTGACTGGAACTCTGGTTCTACGTCTATGATATCGAACTCAGCCGCTATCTCATCAAGCACAGAACTATCTTCTACATCTCCTTCATCAAATCCCGGATCGAAGCTATATTCTTTATAAGCCTCATCGATCCTCCTGTTTATTTCTTCAACTGTGGTATCGTTTTCCTCTGCGGCTTTTTCTACTTCTCTGCTTGACTTAACAGGACTGCCATCACCAGAAGTGACAATATTACGACCACCGGGGCCGCTACCAACTATCGTGTTACGTGAGACCCCAGCATCTCTTGCAACCTTATCGCGTTCGTCGAAGTTGTCACCGCGAGAATCATCAGAGTCATCACGCCCGCCGCCGACACTTTGTCCGACGCTATCATCGAAATCCCCAGCCGAACCAAAGCAATATAAGACCTCATCTATCGGATTGTCTTTCGGATTGATAGCATTAAGTCTCATAGCTTATCCTCGCTTTGCTTTTGGACTAAGAAACGTCCAAGTCCCGAATGCCATTCGGCACCCTTTTTTCACGGGCCTGATCACTCGCAAGACGCCTTCCTTGCCGCAGTTCCTGTGATAGTCGCAGTCTTTCATTGTCTGCACGGGCCTGCGGTAAAACTCTCTCGAACGTTTTTCGGGCTTTGCTCACTGGCATATTTATCGCTTTTGCTAGTCGATTGATGTCAATGCCAGCTTTCATCATGACTCTAGCAACCTCTCGATCAGTCTTTCCTCGAACAAATTTTCTGATTTGTTCGTCTGTGATCTCTGGCTGTTGATTTTGTATCAACAAATCCTGTAGCGCCTTTTGGTAACGCTCCATCATGTGAGAGTGCCTTTAGTCTGACCACGTTGGGCGATACCATCCAACGCTCTACGATCTCTACGCATGACCGCTATTTTTTCTACATCAGGCTGAATAAGTCCACCGCTCTGCATCTTAACAACACTTTCCAAAGACTTCGCTTGAGCCGCGTGAGTTTTGCTAGCTTTTTTCAAGCCCTTGATTATCTTATTAATTTTTCTCTTGCCCTTCATCACCACTTAACCTTATGTGACCA